TTGGTGATGGCTTGGCTGAGAACTTCAAGAAGCGCCTCTTGTTCACAGGTTAAAATCGCCTGGCCTTCTAAAAAACTCCGAGCTTCCTCAGCCGCAAAAAGCAAGCTGTCAAAGTTATTGACGGCTCGGACGATTAACTCGGCGTTTGCTTGGTTTTCTTCATCTGTGCCATACCGACATTGGCAGGATATTGTACGGATAACATTATTTCCATAATGCCCGACAATGTTTCCGAACCATTTTAGCTCTTGGTCTTTTGTATGCTTGATATGCTTCTCAAACGTCCACGGCCTCGGCGTTGCTTTGTCGTTTGTCATTTTATTTCCCTCCTGTTGTGATCCTGGTTAACTGATCTCTCATGCTTACAGTATATCATTCGGCAAGATAATGTCAAGTCTTTAGCACAAAATAATCACATTTTTTTTCTTGAATAATCGGCAATAAAAATATACACTCCAGTCATGGGAGATTATCGGACGTATGATAGAGTTCACAAGATCGGGCAAGCCAACACGAATAAACAAGAAATGCGAGAAATGCACCTTGCAATGCAAGCAACACGCAGAAATACGCATAATCCGTTGCCCCAACCAAAAACTACTGCGGGCTGTCCCTAGGGAACAATGAAAGAATTTGACATTACAGGCACTCAAAATTCCGACCCATGTCCCACCCCTCCAAAACAAAAATCGGGGCTTAAAACGCATTTAAACGCAAGAAATCGGGCAATAGACCCCAAAAAACCTCTAAGGAAAGCAAAATATGAAATAATGGCTCGTGAACTGGCAAAAGGGCAATCCCAAGTAGACGCTTATAAGAAAGCATACCCTAACGCAGCCGATCTTACAGCAAGAGCAAACGCTCACGAAGTAATTAAGAGAGAAGGGATTCAAGCTAGGGCATTGTTTTTACTTGAGCAGGCCGGGCTAACAGAGGGCGATTTGTTCGTTTCGCTCCAGGAATGCGTCCGCTCATCAGACGAGCGTATAAAATTGGATTCGACCAAGCACGCCCTCGGCATGATCGGCTACGGAAAAGAGCAAAAGGAGCAATCTACGTCCTATAATCCAGTCCAGATTAACTTCATTGTCCGAACGCAACCAATTGATAACAAAGAAGATACGACCAGTCCATGACCACTTCACTTAACTTATATTATCGGACGTTGCGTATCACGCTCGAGGGGTGGGGTGGGATAAGCCGGCATACCCTTACCCGCCCACCCACTGTTACTGTTATATCGCCCGCACATAATTCGCCCAAAATTTCAACCCATGTTTCACCCCATGGTGCGAGATGACCGAAGAGGAATATAAAAAACACTTACTTGAGGGCGAGACAGAGGAGGAGCGTCTTGCCCGCCTTGCTGTAAATGATTGTGAGTGTTTAACTTGTTTATTAATCGCTCGTGGTCGAGCCAAGCTAGTGATGAATCCGTTCTTAAAAGATAAAAAATGAACTGTTCCTACACCCCACGTCAACTTGCGCAATCGGAAAAGGATGTCATAGAGATTTACAGGTTGGCTGAGGAGAAGATGCGGATGAGTTGTATACCGTATTCGCTCGTGCAGTTAAGGAACGCTTTTCAGGTGTTTCGGTATGCGTTTAGGGAGTGGGCGTTGACGAGGGAGGAGGGGGTGGTTTTGAGGGCTTTGATGGTGAGGGATTCGAGGGTTAGGGAGGTAAAGTCATATGGTACGGAGATGGTGATTTCGGTTGATGATGAGGAGTCTGCTGATGCAATTGCGCAGTTGCTGAAGCGGGATGGGTACACCGAGGATAAGTTTAAGGGGGTTTGGAATAGTGATTTTTTTGGCAAGTACAAGAGTGTGCATGGTGGTGGAAAGAATGTTGAGGATATAAGTGGCGAACCAGAAAATTAAGAGGGTAACGAAGGAGTCGGTGGTGGATGTTCGTGAGGCCACTGTTGAGGGCTTAAAAGCGCCCGATGCGTTGGACTTTGAGTTAAGCGAGCGCCAAAACACCGCCATGAACGCCACGGAACAGTTTGTTTTGTATGGAGGGGCCAAGGGCGGGGGTAAGTCATGGTTTATGTGCCTTTGGGTGTTCAGGAAGGCTCTTGAAGTTCCCTATAACAAGATTTTCTTTTGCCGCAGGCGGTCGGTGGATTTCACCAACACTACTCTGGAGACTTGGAAGAAGTGTGTGCCGAGCCAGTGTTACAGGATTCACGAGCAGAAGAAGAAGATTTTTATATTTAATGGGTCTGTGGTTGATTACGGCGGGTTAGACGATCCGTTGCTGATTCAGTCTCTTAACTCAGCGGAGTACGGGAACATTGCCGTTGACCAAGCCGAGGAGATTGAGAAGGACTCGTTTGCGATGCTTCGGGGTACTTTAAGGCACATTGCGAAGACCCCTGATGGGCAGAAATTCAATCCCGATTATCAAGTGATGATGTCGGCGAACCCGGCGCAGTGCTGGCTGAAGAACGATTTTATTTTAAATCCGCAGAAGGGGTTTCGCTATATCAAGGCGTTGCCGACCGATAACCCCTATCTGCCGAAGTCCTACATCGAGAATTTAAGTGAGGCGTTCAAGCACAGACCGCATCTTTTAGCCGCTTATCTGCATGGGTCGTGGGATGACTTGGCGGGGAGTGACTTGTGTATTAGGGGGAGCTGGATTGAGGAAGCGAAGTCTAGGAGAGTGGAAGGAAAACTGACGAAGAAGATTGTTGTGAACGACCCCGCTATTACTGGCGACAACAACGTGACGTTTCTCATGGGACTTACTGGAGGCATCTACCACGTCATTGAGGAGCTGATTATTGAGCATAAACGACCGATTGAGACTGCGGCAAGGTTAGCGATGTTTCGCAGACAACACGGGGCACAAATTATAGCCGTTGATTCGGGGGGTATTGGTGAAGGGGTGGTGGACGGCCTTAACCAACTCTCCGAACCCGTGTTTGCTATAAATACTGGGAAAGCGCCGACATCGAAGATTAAAGAGGCGAAGTACAGGAATCTTCGCTCGCAGATTTGGTGGGAGGCTGGGGACAAGTTCGCCAATAACAAAGTGGCGTTAGACCCTGCGGATTTTGAGCTTGCTAGGCAGTTGGGTGGGATTCGCTTCGACCCCGACAAGTCGGTAACAAAGATGACTGTTTTGAGCAAGGCGGATTTAAGGGATTCTCTCGGGTGTTCGCCAGACCGTGCCGATGCTTTTGCCATGGGTCTTTATACGCTCGATTATGTGAGTACTCTTGACGCTGATAAAGAGATCGAGGCGGGGACGGATCGTGTCGGGCACGGCACAAGAATGGACATAGAATCCGACATTTTAGAGGATGATTACAGCGGTTACAACTTATGATGAAAACGCATATGGTAAAATAGATTATAGGACGGATTCTTAGGAGAAACTTATGCCATACGATACCAAGGGTGCGGAAAACCTTGAAGATTTGAAGGAAGTCAAGCTCACGGAAGATGCTCTTGCTTTCGTTGAGAAGTTGAGCGGGCTTGCCGCTGATGAAAAAAATAAGCGGAGCGTGTGGGAAAACCGCATTGATTCGCTGACGAAGAAACGGTACGGGATTCGTGCGAAGAAGAATTTCCCTTGGGTCGGCGCCGCAAATTTTGTCCTTCCTCAGATTGATACAGACATCAATCGTTTGAAACCCGCCTACATCAACATGGCGTTCGGTGTTTCTCCTATCTGCACCTATGAGCCGTTCGGTGCGGAGGATATTGAACCAGCAAAGAGGCGTGAACAGTTATTTGACTGGCGGATGAGAACGCAGGTGAAGTTCTTCAAGCCTTACTGCCTCGGAGTTGATTATTTGCTGAACAACGGCTTCACACTTTTTAAGACTGGTTGGAAGTTTGAGTTGGGGTACTACTGCAAGAAGTTGGACTTGGCTGATTTGGATCAGAAAGTTCTTGAAGCACTTTATATGCCGGAGGTGGATGACAACACGTTGGGGCAAATTATCGCAGAAGAGATGTTGCCCGACACTTCTCTCCAAGAAAACATTGATGAGATTAAGCGGGTGGTCGGAGAGTTCCGTGAGGGCAAGACGAAGTTTGAGTTCTCGTTCGTTGAAAAAAAAGCGAACCACGCTGATGTGCTCGCACTCAATCCCCGCACCGATGTGATGTTTCCCGCCGACACCACCGATATTCAGGAAGCACTGTTCATCGAACACAAGTTCAAGAAGTCGAAGAACCAAATCAAAGCATTGATGCAGTCGGGCAAGTACAAGAAGTATAGCGACTCAGAGATTGACCAATGGGCAGGGACGAATGATTACGGAAACTCCACAGCCGACTACCTCAAATCTTTGCGTGACGGTGTTTCTAATTATTTCGTGAAGGACACGGAGGACATCACTCTTTGCGAAGTGGATACTTGGTACGATGTGAATGGTGACGGGATTGATGAGCGAGTGAGAATTTGTTATCCGCAGAATAACGCACGGCAGATTTTATTCTTCATCGAGAATCCCTACGACCACGGGATGTTTCCTTATGTGGTGGTTCGCAGAGAATTTAACGACGCTGAGATTATGAGTTCTCGTGGGGTTGCGCAACTTGACGATGATTTTCAGACTGGTATTTCGACGCTATTTAATCAAGACATTGACGCAGGCACAATTAGCACGACTCCCACAGTCGTCGCTCGGAAGAATTCTATAAAGAATCTCCGAAACCTGCGTTATGTTCCGGGTCAGGTAGTCGAGACGGAGAACGGGGCAGCCGACTATCAGGTGACTCAAAACCCGAACCTTGGGCAGTCTGCCCGTTTCGCAAATATGCAGTATTTGAAGGCGTGGGCGAATGACAGGGTGGGGAATATGCAGGCCGCTCTTTCTTCTGCGAATAACACGCCTGGTGCTACGCAGATTGGCACTAAGACCGCAAAGGAAGTAAGTGCAATTGCGTCGATAGCTTCCCAAAACACGGCGATGGATTTACTTGTGTTTCAGTACCAGATGGCAGACCTGTATTACCAGATTGATTCGCTCTACTACCAATTTGGCGATGAGGTTGAGGAGCTGGCGATTACTGGGCAACAGCCCATTCGTGTTACTCGGCAGGAGATTCAAGGAAAGTTTAATATTGTTCCGAATGGAAAGATTGCTGACGCTGACCCGACCGCTCGTTCGGCACAGTATCAGGCGTTATTCCAGATGCTCGTGAATGACCCGTTTATTCGCCAAGATCAGTTGCGGAAACTGTTCCTCGATTCGCACGACATTAAGACTAGTCAGGTGCTTCTGAAGACTCCGCAGGAGATGAATCAGGCGATGGTCGGACAAATGCAAGCGGAGAACGATAAGCTCAAAGTCGCCATTCAGATGCAGAGGGCAAAGAATATGCTTGAGATTGAGAAGGAAGCGGCTCTTGAACCGATTCATGGAAAGAAGTTCGCCAGTGGGTAGACCCAAAAAAGTTAAGACAGTCGACGATTACCCCGAAATCTCGGAGCTGATGATTAAGTGTGGGCGTGGTGATGTTTCCGCCATCAGAGCCGTCGGGGATTATGTCGAGAATGTTTTGAAGTCTAAGTTCGGCAAGATTCTTGAGATTTATCTTAGGGGCAAAGAGACGGAAATCTTGAACCGAGCGAAGCAAGACTTAAACCAAGGCTCATTTTATTTGGGGATGTTGGGGGCAGTGAAGGAATTCGCCCTCGACCTAGAACAATTTGTACTGGACAAGGAGAAAGTCCTTGAGCCGGTTAAAAAGGATGAGGACTCGGAAGTATTCAGTCCTGAATGATTTGGCTACGACGACCTCTCACGTCGATAAACTGTGCGCCTCTCACGGCGTAAAACTGTGAATTGTAGCCGAGCCTCTTCGTGGGCTTAAACACGATGGGTAACAAGGAGCGTTAAATGGGAAATATTATTCAAAATAATGAAACGGGCAGTGAAGCAGAACAGCAGGCGCAGGAAAAAGTGCTTGCGGAAAACATCCTAAGTAACTTTGAACTTCCTGAATCGCTTACTCAGAAGATTGATGAGACGGTGAAGAAGGAGGATGAAGATGTTGCAGAGGAGCCTGTTGAAGAAAAGGAAGCAGAAGTAGCTGAAGATGCGGTTTCAGAAAAAGCGGAAGATGGTGCTAAAACTGAAACGGAGGAAAAGGAAGACGAGGAACTGATCCCGAAGTCAACTTTCCAGAAGCGTTTGGATGAGATGACTAGGGAGAAAAGGGCTTTGGAGTTGCGGTTGAAGAGGTTGGAAGAACAGCAGACGCAACAGAAGCCAGCGAAGGATGAGGACATGATTAAGCTAGAGCAGATGTCCGAATCCGAACTCGTAAGTCTGAAGAAACAGACCCGCCTCGCACAGCTAAAGAACGCATCGGATGACGCAATGGTGACAAAGCTTATGGAACTTGAGGACAAGATTGATTTGGTGAGGATGACTGCTCCGCAGCGTCTCGCCCAAAATCAAGTCCAGCGGTTCAATGAGGCGGTTGCCATTTCAGCGCCCGAAATCCAGAACTTCGACAAGGTGCAGAAGGACATCTTCTCACTCGCTAAACAAATTTATGACACGACACCCGAACTACATACCACCGTTTCGGGTCAAGCGAGTGCGTGGAATCTTGCGGTGAGCCATTACAAGCTCATGCAAGAGGCACATGTCGGGAAGACCAAAGTTGCCGAACTTGACAGGCAAGTGAACACGCTGAAGAAGAAGGTTAGCTTGGATGGCGTTAGTCGCAAAGCCACCTCGGAACCAGACTCCGATGTAAAAGTGTTCAAGCGAGCCAAGAACGGCACGACTGGAGACAAGTTAGAGTTTTTCCGCAAGCGTCTTGGAACTGACGAAGTTGTTGATAGCTTCATGGGTGCCCGATAAAAGGAGTAAATCATGGCATCTGCACAAGTTAATACATATAACCAGAAGGGCAACAGAGAGGGGTTGACGGCTCAGGTCGCTGACCTTTTCGCTGATGATGTTCCGTTTTTTGCGACGTGCGAAAAAGTGAGAGTTGGTTCCACGAAACCAGAGTGGCAAGTGGACGTTTTGGCTTCCGCTTCTACTACGGCTGTTGTTGAAGGGGCTAACCTCTCTTATACGCAACCTGCGATGAGAACCCGTGTTTCCAACTACACCCAAATTCGTGTGCGCAACTTCGATGTTACGTTCACGCAGATGGCTGTGGATGTGGCGGGAATCAAGGATTCTTACGCCCGTGAAGTAATGAAGGCAATGAAAGCTCTTGCACTCGACTACGACAAAATCTTCCTGAACACTGGTAACACTGGTGCCGGGACGACGGCGTCTGGTCGTACTTGCAAAGGCATTCAGAAAGCCATCATCAAAAACACGGCGCATGGTTCTAACGGTGCTTCGGCTGCGGCCACGTCCCAGTTGACTGAGGATGCAGTGAATGCGGTTCTTCAGAAGATTTGGACGGCGGGTGGAAATCCTCGTGCGCTTTTCACGGGTGGTCACCAGAAGATGGTCATCAGCAAGAAGTTCACTGCCAAGACTGGTTTTTCTTGGAACGTGAATGCGTCGGCTCGTGTTGCGATTGCGAACGTCAACAAGTACGAAGGCTCTTTCGGTACGGTTGACATCATTCCTGATCGGAACCACCTGCCGAAACGGCTCACCATCGTTACGCCGGAACAGCTGAAGTGTTACGTTCTGCGTGATATGGCCTCCTACAAGGGTGCTCCTACCGCCTCGTCTGAAAAAGGCTGGGTGGAAGCTGAGTTGTCCTTTGGTTGGGGTAACCATCTTGCGCACGGAAAGATTGACAACTGCACTCCTAGCGGTGCGATTGCCTAATCTGTATTAATTGTGTTCGGGGGGTTAGAGAAATCTAGCCCCCCAAATACAACTAAAAGTATGTAAAAGGAGCAAAGAGTGGACGGGAATCCCTCAGAAATATCCTTATCAGAGCAGTTACGAGCCTCGGCGTTCAATGAGGTTTCGTCCACTCACAAGAACCTAGCCAAGACCGACCCGATAGAGTTTATCAAGTTGTGCCACAAAAAATTCTGCGAGAAGAAGATTGCGGCGTTCCCCTATATGTGCGAGGTGGCAAGGGTGCAGAACTTCATGAAGTGGAAGGAATTGAACGAGGTCGGGCGCAAGGGGAAATACACCGATTCAATGGGATGGTCTGAGGATGGTACTTTCAAGTTTGAGTACGAGATTCCAACCGAGCTTCACAACTTTATGACGAACTTGGTGTATGACAAGTTTTGGGATGAGGATAACCGACCGATTTGGCGCAAGTTTATGAAGAGAGTTTGCGACGGGGATGACCCTAACCGCTTACTCATTTGGGTACGTTCGCAGTATGGAACAGAGCAGGGGAAGGTGACGGCTTATGGGATGTGAGAAAGGTATGGATTTCTACAACAAAGTGTATGAAACCGAGCATAAGTATGTAGAAGATTATACAAAGTTGCCGTACTACCCCGTCTTCCAAGTGGTGAAAGGGATGCTAACCGACATTGAAAGCCCGTCAATCCTTGAGCTTGGGTGCGGGACTGGGCAGTTTGCAAAGATGTTGTGGGATAGTAATTTCAAGAATTACTTCGGTGTTGATTTTTCAGAGAAAGCGATTTGGATAGCACGGACTGTTTCTCCGCAGGCGTTTGAGATTGCGGACATCAGGAAGTACGAGATTTCAAACGAGTTTAACACCGTCCTCCTTATGGAAGTTCTGGAGCATTTAGCGGATGACTTGGATGTCATTCGCAGGATTCCAGATGGTGCAAATGTGATTATGACGCTCCCTCGGTTTGATGATCCCGGCCATGTCAGAATCTTTAAGCGCAAGGAAGATGTGGTTGATAGGTATGGTTCCTTGGTGAGGTTTGACGAGTTGATTGGATATTCCCATTGGATAATTGCGAAAGGAGTTAGGGTTGGGACACACGATAGTTAATCTTGCGGACAAGAAGTTCCCAGAACACGCTATCTTTAACAACCGCTTAGTGGTGGAAATTGCCGAGACGGTTCACTTCCATTACCGAAATTTAAGGATTGCCTTAAGCGAGAAGGATTGGCGTGAGTTCGGCAAGGGGATGGCCGACGCTTGGAAGCGGTGGAATGAGAGGGGATGTCCTCCTACTGGTTCTGGACATATTGAGCTTTGTCGAAAAGATATAGCTACTGTGCCGATTGACAGGGATTACTGTAAGGTGAATCTGAACAGGAATCTCTATGCGGTGAATGAGGGAAGAATCTTCGCAGAAGGTGCGGAGTTGGATGATGAGCAGTATGTTCACTTGAAGATTCGGGACATCCGCTTGGAGCTTACCAAGGCCGAGTTCAAGATTCTTGCAGAGGCAATCAGGGATGCTAGTGATGTTATTTGAAAAGGAGCTCGACGGAAATTGGAACAACACCGCCATTTCTTTTGCACATGATTTAATATTTCTTACCGATGACGCTAAATACGACAATCCATCTTATAAAAAACTAATAGATTTTTTAGCTGAGAATAGGGATTGCAGGGATTTGGTTCTTAAATACCATAAAGAAAAATACGAAGCATGGAAAATGGTTGTTGACGAGTTGCGGGAGGAGAGAAAATGTCGTTTGAAGTAGATGTCTTAGTACCTTGTTATAAGCGTCCCGAATACACCACTCGTTGCATCAAGGCTCTTGAGGAGGCTCAAATCTATGATAACGCTCTGTTTCATCTTTGGGATGATGGTAGTGCTGATGGTACTGAAGAAATTCTTCGACAGTCTTCGCTGAATAAGAGGGTGGTGGTGAATGAACGGAACATGGGGCTTCGCAATGTCCTCATTAACTTCATCGAACTCTCATCTGCGGAATTTATCTGCGTTGTCGGCAATGACTGCTTAATGCCGAAGAACTGGATGAACGATATGCTTGCCGTGTTTGAAAAGAACCAAGAGGCGGACATTCTCTCCCCCGATGTGACCCCCTCACACGCCGCCCTGCGTATGGGCGAACCCGACACTGAGGGCAAGGGTTATATGCGGTCGAGCCATGTCGGAGGGCTTTGGTTTATGCGCAGGAAGTTGGTCGAAGGAATGAGCTTTGAACGATACGACTCGTCGCTTGGGATTCGTGGGGCGTTTGAGGTGTTAAATCAGATTATCTTGGAGAAGGAGCCAAAAATCGGATGGGTTCCATCGGTGGTCGTTGAGGACATGGGACATTGGTCGGGGCAACATAAGCTGTGCATTAAAAGCGAGGAACACAAACAGTACTACGCCGAAATCGGCAGAAGGATAGCTTGGCAATGAAAAGCTCAATTATCGGACTTGGTGAGGTTGGCGCTGGACTGTTCGCAATCCTGAAGAACCACTACGACATTCAATGGTTTGAGAAGAATAGCGATCCGAACTATAAGACCGAAATCATGCACGTCTGCATTCCTTGGGGGAATAATTTCCATGCAATCGTCAAACAATATGTCTCCGTTCAGCAACCCGATATTGTTGTTGTTCATTCTTCCGTGCCCGTTGGAACTTGCGAAAAACTTGGGGCATTTCATTCTCCGATAAGGGGGCAACACCCGGATATGACGGGTGGAATCCTCAACTATGTTAAGTATATCGGTACCGACTCCCACGATGCGAACCTTAATGAGCAAGTGCTTTCATATTTTGAGAAAGCTGGAATAAGGACAAAACTTATTAGCGGTACGAAGACAACCGAGCTTGCGAAGTTGCTTGAGCTTTGCCGTTACGGAACCTACATCGCCTTTGCCAAGGAGCAGGAGAAAATCTGCAAACACTTCGGTGTGAGTTATGACGTGGCTGTCAAGGAGTACGAGGGAACTCGTTCGGATGGGTTGATGAGACTAAACCGTCCTGACCTTGTACAGCCCGTCTTATACCCATTCAAGGATTATGTGGGCGGTCATTGCACGGTGGAGGATATGCAGATTCTTCTTGAGCAGATTGACACGCCGCTTCTTCGAAAAGCGTACGAGATTGATAAGGGAACCGTCATTTGGGGCAACTGCAATATTTACAAGACGGCAAAGATTGGGAAGGGATGCTCCGTTGGGAACGGTACTGAGATTGGGAACAATGTTGTGATTGGGAACAATGTGCGTATCGGTGCGATGTGTTTCTTGCCCGAAGGAGTGACGATTGAGGACGATTGTTTTATTGCCCCACGTGTTTCTGTAAGCAATGACAGATACCCGCCAAGCAACCACGAGTGCTGGGGCAAGGTGTTAATCAAGAAGGGAGCTTCAGTTGGACTCGGTTCCATCATTCTACCGGGCGTAACCATTGGAGAGAAGGCACTTATCGGCGCTGGTTCTGTCGTTAGCCGAGATGTTCCCGCTGGTGAGAAATGGTATGGCGTTCCTGCGCATGCTCATGGAAAACGCTTTGAATGAACATATTGGCGGTCAGTCCGCACACGGACGACATAGAGTTCGCTTGTGGCGGGGCAATTAACAGATGGGTAAAGGAAGGAGCAAAAGTTTATGGTGTGTCATTTTCATGCGGATCGGCAGACAAGGAAGAGTTCTTCGCCTCAAGCAAGTGTCTTCAAATTGATGCAAGACTTCTGGACTATCCAGTCAGAAATTTCACAGAGCATCGACAAAGCATACTCGATGAACTCATCAGGATTGAGAGAAGCGTTGCGCCAGATGTTGTTCTTATCCCTGCTTCAACAGACACACATCAAGACCATCAAGTCATCAGGGAGGAAGGATTCAGGGCATTCAAAAGGCACACGCTCCTCGGCTACGAAATGCCGCAAAACAACCTCTCGTTCCAAACCAATGCGTTCGTCAAGCTCAACAGAGACGACATCATGGCTAAATGTGAAGCCCTTTCCCGTTACCGAAGCCAAGCCAATCGCCCATACATTTCTAGAGAGTTCATTGAATCACTTGCGAGAGTTAGAGGAATGCAGGCGGGTTGCGAGTATGCGGAAGCGTTCGAAGTCGTGAGGTGGATGATATGATTTTAGCGGCGCACCAGATAAATCTTTGCCCTTGGCTGGTTTTTTTTAGAAAGATGCACCTAGCCGACAAGTTCGTCCTAATGGCACACTGCCAGTTTGAGAAGAACGGGTGGACGAACAGGTTCAAGTATAAGGACAAGTGGATGACACTTCCAGTTTGCGGTGGGAAGGAGAGCATCTACTTCAAGAGGTATACCAATGGGTATCCCATTCCAGAGGTTAATACCCCATTGATTCTTGGATTCGCCAAGATGCTGGGAATCAACACGGATAAGGTTGTCTATGACGATGCGAACTTTGAAACAGGAACTGACAGGTTAATTGACTACTGCAAGAAGCATGGGTGCGATGAGTACTTGACGAACCCAGAAGCAGAGGACAAGTACTTGGATGTTAAACGCATGGAGGACTGCGGAATTAAAGTGGTGCCTTTTGTGTGCACAAATGACTACAAGATTGGGCTCTTCGAAGCCTTTGAGAAATGGGGCATTGAAGGAACTGGAAAGATGGTGAGGAAGCGATGGAATCGTTAAAAGAATTTTTCGCACGGCTTCACGATGTCGATTTCCACTATGTCGTTTTGCGCAATTGGGAACACTTACCCAACGATGTGTGTTTAGGAGAACACTCCGACCTCGACCTTTACTGCTACGACTTTGAACACTTCAGAGAAATCATGCCGATGGCACAACCGTGCTACCCATACCCACGTGTACGCATGAGAGTTCCAATCGGAGAATCCTACTTCTACTGTGATGTCAGGCACATAGGGGACGGGTACTATCCTGACGATTTCGGCAGGGCGATGCTTGTGTCAAGGGAGTGGAACCAAAACGGTTTCTGGACTCCCGATCCCGTCCACCACAGGCTCGCCCTTGCCTATCATGCCGTGCATCACAAGAATCATATTGCTGACGAATACTATCGTTTTCTTGGGGATGTGACTATTCAGGAATTGTTTGATGGGTTGAAGGGTTCCACGATTGGATGGACTGAGCCGAAAGACCCAACAGTTGGTAGATATAACGCTTACTGGAAGGGGGCGACATCTGTAGTTGAGAAGAAGGGCGGAAGGATATTCAAGAAACAGACTGGATACTCAGCTTATCCGCTCATTGAGAATGAGTGGAGGATTCTAAGCACCGTGCATTCTCCGCACTTCCCAAAAGTGTACTCGCACAAGGATGGGGTTCTTGAGATGGAGGACTGCGGCGTATCGCTTTTAAGTGATATTCCTGCGAATTGGGAAGAGCAGTTGGACGAGATTCTTGAGGATTTAGCTCTCGCCAACATCATTCACCGAGACATCCGCTTGGACAATTTGATGGTCAAGGACGGCAAGATATTTTTAATTGATTTTGGTTGGGCTAAATTAATTGGAGAGAAAGACGAGATTGAACCCCCCAGTTGCCTCGGCTTTCCTAACCGCCCGTCAACGGGTTGGAACGATGCGTTTTCAATGAGAAGCGTGAAGAAACAGATAACTTACAATTTGGAGGAGAAGCAATGAGGATTTTTTCGGCGCAACGAGACATAAACGCTTGCCATCATTACAGGCTTGAAACACCGCTTCAAGCCATGGCTGAACAGGGGCTTTGCGAGCTTGCGATGGTGTATGAGTGGCAACTTGGGAGCGAACAAGCTCTGGAGGCTGCACTATGGTCAGACATTATCGTAATTCATCGTGCGGCAACAGAGGAATGGTTCAAGTTCATCAAGGTTGTGCAGAAGTACGGGAAACTGTTCGTCGCAGACTATGACGACAACCCGTTTAAGACCTCTCCGATGAATCCGTTCTATGCCAAGATTGGTGTTGAGCCAGTTCAGTACGAATGGCCGGACGGACGAAAGGAATGGTTATGGTCTGAGGACATGGTTTCTCCTACGGGCAAGAAACTGTTCGACATTGAGCGAAACATTCATTATCGGGAGACATTCCGCTCAAACTTTAAGAAAGCGGATATGGTGAGTTGTACGACCCCAGAGCTCGCCGAGGAATTCAAGAAGATTAACGAGAATACAGTCGTACTCCCGAACCTCATTCACCCTGAATGGTTCCCACCGCTTCCGAGCTTCAACAAGAACGAGGTGCGTATCTGTTGGCAGGGTGGGGCATCCCACTACGAGGACCTGTTCTTCATTCATCCCGTGGTTGTGGAGATTCTTAAACGCCACAAGAATGTGAAGTTCGTGTTCTACGGGGACTCCCGTTTCAAGAAGCTCTTTAAAAACTGCGATCAGTCGAGGATTGAATGGCACGGGTGGTCGGCGTTTGAGGCGTATCCCTATAAACTCAGTTTACTTAACTGCGATATTGGGTTGTGCCCCTTGGTAGACAACGAGTTCAACCGAATGAAGTCGGCAATTAAGTGGATGGAGTATTCGATGGTCGGGATGGCAACGGTTGCCGCAAATATCCCGCCATACTCAAAAGTGATTAGCAACGGAAACACTGGCATTCTCTGCAACGAGGATGAGAAGGAGTGGGTAGACGCTATCGAGCGTCTTATCTCAAGCAAATCAACTCGTTACGCAATGGCTTGCGAAGCAAAAGCCGAGGTCTTAGCCAATCACAATATCAAGACAAAAGCGCATTTGTGGCGTGATGCGTATGACGCAATCCTAAAACCAAAAAGCGGTATGATAAAATAGATTATAGGACGGAATATAGGGGACTTTTATGAGCTACGCTTTCAGTGACGCACAGGCAAAACTGTCCGTCCTTTTGCAAGATTCAAATACAGGAACTGATGATGCTTGGCCTCTCGCTATTCGCAAGAAAGAACTGAATAGGGGAGAACTTCAGTTCGCCAAAGACACGAAGATTTACCGCAACAAAGCCGCTGGCACCCTCGACGCAAGTAATAAATTGGAAGTTCCCGCCGATTGGCTTGAGACAGTCTGTCTCGTAGTGAACAATTATGTTCTTAACAGCGACCGTGAAATCGCAGTTAAAGACTACGACCGCTACCGAACTTACAACGGAACCTATCCTTTCTACTACATGACCCAAGAGAGCGGTACACGGTATTTTGTCTTCCTTGGGAGTGTTACGGGGGTGGCTTATGTCCTTCACTACATCGCACGTCCGACGACTGAACTCTCGGATAACGACGACACAAGCGTCCTACCTGAAGAGTATCGAGAAGCACCTGTATATTACGCCGCTGCTCAACTGCTGCAACAGGTTGGCAAGTCAGAGTATGCCGACAGATATCTCGCAATCTACACACGACTGGTTCGTGACGGGCAAGAATATGCAGAAAGAACATATATGTCCAAGCAATACGCCAACCCTGATACTAACGCCGTTGATTACGGAGATTCTGACGTTCAGGGCTACTCCTACGACTTCGGAGGGATGTAATGCCCGTAACTAACGAGCCGACACTTAACAGGCTCCATGACCTAGAGATTTCGCTAGAGCTTCTTTCATTCGCCGGGGGTGAGAACACAATCTCCGAAGACCATGTTTGTAAACCAGACGAAGCGAGGGTTTTGCAGAACTGGGACGCAACATCCTTGGGCGGAATGCAGAGGTCTAAGGGATTTAACGAGATTGGAGACGGAGGGGTTGCTTATACCGACCAGTTAGACCTACTTATTCAGCACGGGGAAGCTGACGGGAGCGAGACTTACGGGGTCATTGAAGGCGACTTGGTAATTCTTTCGGGCACTGATATAGACCAAGAGGACGCTGCGGCTTTTACTAGCGGGACGTTGTGCCACGCAGTTTCTAAGGCGAATAAGCTGTGGATCACAAACGATGATGATAATTTAAAGGTTAAAGAGATTGGCGAGGCAATCGCAGTCCCCGACGACGTTCCTCCGACAGCTTGCGCAAGGATTTATAACCACAAGAACAGACTAATCGCCGAAGGTTCGGCGGACAACCCAAACAGAATTTACGGGTCTCGCACGGGAACTGGTAACTGGACTGCTGCTGATGCTTGGTCTTTGGCAAATGACGCATGGTCGATTGATTTACCAGATAATACCACAGGATGTGTTCCAGACTTCCCTTCTGGTAGCGAGGTTCTAGCGTTCACGGAAAGGAACTGTTACTCGCTTTACAACTTCCCGAATACTGGGTTTAGAGCTTTGGGGGCTTCGGCTAGGGGGTGTTCCGCTCCGCATTCAATCGCTCGTGGGGACGAGGGCGTTTACTTCGTTTCCAAGTATCCGACCCTTGGTGTGTTTGTCTTTGATGGCATTAACTTTGCCGAGCTGACATCACTAAACCACGACGTGTTCGTCGACAAGATTGATTTCAGATACAGGATTTTCGGGTGTTACAGGAACAGAAAATACTATCTGTTTTACACCGAGACAAACACTGGGGCTTCTTATCCAAACCGTCTCAGGATTTATGATGCTCAGTTCAAGCGCTGGATGGAAAGACCGATTAACGAGGACTTGGGGGATACATTCGGATATCCGACCGTATGCACATTCACCAACAATGAGCTTTATGTTGCGTCCTCGCAGGTTGACAAAATTTACGAGTTAGAGACCACTGATGACTCCGATGAGGGGAACGATACTCAAGCCGTATACACGACCAAGGACTTCTCAAGCCGTGATTTTGCGGTTGCGTCCGGCGGGCAATTCCCGATTGACGACGTTAGATTCAAGCTAACCAAATGCACGATGATTATAAACGGGACGGCGGGCAATATAAACTTCTACTGGGCTACTGATCGTGGCCTTCACTCTGGGTCGAGAGCCATTGATTTAACGAGTTCTGGCGGGGATTTACTTAACACGACATTTACCGTCAATGAATCTTATCTGGTCTCGCAACCCCCCGACAGGTCTATTACTTTTTCTTTTCCGAACTCCGCAGTTGGAAAGCGGGTTTATTTCACATTTTCAAACGCTGGCACTTCTTCTCGTCCTGAGATTAAACGGGTCAAGTTCAGTGCTATCGCAATCGGCGAACCGTAAAGGAGATTAAATCATGGCTTGGCCCGCACTATTATCAAGAACGAAAGATTGGGGAACGGAGATTCTAACCGACTCGGACTTGGAGGGGCAATTCGATGTCATTGTGAATTATGTCAATGACATGATGGACGCTTCCACTGGGCATAAGCATGATGCCACGACTGCGGAAGGCCCGAAGATTCTTGTCAGTAATTTGACGCTTACGAATGGTGTGACTGGGGATTACGTTCTCCACAATGGAACTAATCTCGTAAGAGCTGAATCTACATCTTCCGTGAACTTTCTCATTGATGGCTCTGGTTCAGCTATTACTACTGGCATCAAGGGAGATATTCGTGTTCCGTTCGCTTGCACGATTACTGGAGCTTATCTCCTCGCCGACCAGACTGGCTCCATTGTGATTGATTTGTGGAAGGATACTTATGCGAACTTTCCCCCAACGGTTGCTGGCACTATTACTGCTTCAGCGAAGCCAACCATTTCTTCGGCGACAAAAGATGACGACACGACGCTTTCTGGATGGACTACTACTGTTTCTGCTGGAGATATTATCAGAGTTAATGTTGATTCCTGCACCACGATCCAACGGTGCCTTTTGGTGCTTACTTTTAAGAGAACGGCATAATGGCAAATAAGAATTTTTACAAAATAGACTCTGACGATAAACTATTCTGCAAGTGCGACGGCACAACCACCACCTTCGTCGATTCCTCCACCGCCAATCCGAAGACGATTACGGCAAACGGCAACGCCACGCAACTTAGCCTTCACGCCGACTTTGCGGGGAAAAGGACGGCGGGATTCTTCAATGGGACTACGGATTATGTGGTGGTTCCTGATAGTGCGGATTGGGATTTTGGGAACGGTGCATATCGTGTTGATGTGTATGTCAATCAAACAACCGCAACTGGAAACCAAGCCATTCTTGGAAGGAACAGCACATCAGAATTTCTTTTACAGGTTGAAAGTGGGGTTCCAAAACTATATACGGGCGTTGGTGGCGGTACTTTAATTATCACAAGTAGCCAAACCTTAACAGCTAATACTTGGAACAAAATATCTGTAGTTCGTACTGGAACTGGGACTAATCAGACAACGCTTCTTGTAAACGATGCAAATGGCGTTAATGGGACAGACTCATTTAATTATTCATCGTCAAGCAATTTGGCGATTGGTATTACTAAGGATTCTTCTGGTGGCAATTACTTCTCAGGCTGGATGAAAAACCTCACCATAACGAAAGCGGGAACGACCGTCCTCGACATGAAGTTCGACAGCCCCGCTACTTCTCCTTTGGGGCCAGCGATTTACTTTGATGGGACGGGGGATGCGTTATCAGTCCCGAATGGTGGGTCGTTTGACGTCGCTGACGGAGTATTCACAGTAGAGGCTTTTCTTCGCCCTGTGGTTACAACAAACTTAAACTTTACGCTTTTTGATTCGGGGGTTGATTCTAATAAGGGAATTGCCGTTCGCCTTTCTCCAAATGCTTCAAATGCTGCTTCTGTGTTTTTGAATGGCTCCGCCGTTATCAATGCGGTAACTCTTGGGATGAACTCGTTGCAGTCAAATCACATTGCGGTTGAAAGGTATAACGGGCGGCTTAAACTTTTTGTTAACGGAGTTCAAAAGGCCGATGTTGCCGACACGACAAACATTACGGCTAACTCTGCCGTCGCAACATACATTGGGGCGCAAGGCGGTAGCACTCAAACGATGCCGATGTATTTGCGGGAGTTGCGATTCAGCAATGTCGCTCGATATAGCGGGGCCGCCTTCACGCCCTCTCAAACAGGCTTCACGGTAGACAGCAACACGAAGCTCTACATCAAGGGGGACGAGAATAACGGCGTAACGACCTTCGTGGACAGCGAGACAACGCCCAAGACCGTGACCACGGCTGGCGACACCAAAATTAAATACACCGAAGACTACCGCTCCTGCATCTTCAAGGACGATTCCGCATCGGCTCATAAACCATATCCAGTCGGTTCTGCGAAGGTGGATTTCTTCTCTGCGTTTGGGAGTGGGGTGGGGTATTTTGATGGGACGAATGATTACTTGTCAATTCCTGACCACGAAGATTGGGACTTTGGAACAGGAACATTCACAGCAGAAGTTTATGTTCGTTGGAGCACAGTAGGAACGGCATCCATTCTTTATCGTGGAGCGAAAAATTGGGGCTTGGAATACGCTGCAGGACACCTTTATTGGTATGCTGAAACCGCCACAATCAACGATGGGACTTGGACGCCGATTGTGAACACTTGGTATCACCTTGCCGTTTCAAGAGGAGTTGCCAATAACATCATGTTTGTGAACGGTACTGTCATCGACACAGATGCTGATAGTACGGATATTGTTGACACAACGGAGTTAAGAATCGGGGTGAATGATTCAACAGCTAATGACTTTGCTGGCCTCCTCGACAACATCCGCATCTCCAAAGGCGTGGCGAGGTATACGGCGACGTTTAATCCTCCAGAATGGCGAACAGGCGGTAACAAAATAATGTGGGTGATATAAATGGCAAACTCAGTTGACACAAAAAGAGCAATAAGGAAGCAACTTCGGGCACTTGAGAATCAAAGGCGGGCAATGAAGAGAGAATCAGGCAGATGTTTAGTCAGATACAACAGGTTCTCTGCTAGGGTTGCGTCTATGGATGCGTCCATTGCCAAGTTGGAGAAAGACTTGAATGGCTGACGGGTTCGTTCCATTAACTCCGCAATCTCTTACAGTCATTGACGGGCTGAACGAGCTTAATCGTATGTTAAATGAGCTTTATAACAACATGGCTGGGGATGGGAACAACACTAGGGTCTTTACTGGGACTGGGGTTCCTTCGATTGCGGCGGGCAATGGTTCACTTTTCTTGAGGACTGATACGGGCAAGTTATACGTCATGGAGTCTGGGAGTTGGACGGCAAAATGAGTAAAGCGACTGACAGGTTCATTCTTTGGCGGTGTAACAAGATGCTTGATGAGACGAATGTATGTCCCGACACTCCGAGGAGCGAGATTCACAATATCGCAAAGTTTGCGCACGATAAAGGGTTCCTTTACACGAACCGAAAGGCGAATACATTTGTATGCGGCTACAGGATTCCAGAAGTCTCGGACAAGTGGAAGAACACTATCCCGCAAGAAGAAAAGGGTGAGATATTCTTTGTTAATTTTGCAGTCTCCGAAGAACCTAACAAGTGGACGATGTTACGGATGCTTCGGGAGTATTTGAAAGCAAACAGTGATGTAAAGGAGTTGTGCTACTACAGGCGAAACTCCGACAAGGATTTCAAACGTATCATTCTTAGGAGGAATCAAAATGGGTAGCAAAAAATCGTCCGTTCCAGAAGCACCGAAGTGGCAACCAGACCCAGACGTTGAATGGTCGAAAGATTTTGGAAAGAACTGGGCTGATTATCTTACCAAAGGATTGACTGGCACTGGCGCCGAGATTGGCGGGATGCTCGGCGAGGCGTTTAATATCTCTCCAGAGGTCAGTCGACTGAGTCAGCAGTTGGCGCAATCTCAACTTGACCCGGCATTTCGGCAACAGAGACAGGACTTAATAAATACTTTAGAGGCGAACAACCAATTAACTGGGTCAACTACCGCATCGGCTCTTGGTAATCTTTCCGCAGATTACATGAGTTCGCTTACTGGAATGCAAGCGCAATACGGGCTTGCTGATGTCGAAAGAGCTTTGAATAACCGAATGCAGGGATTCGCTTGGGGGCTTCAGTCTGGGCAGAATGTCGGCTCAATGGCTCTTGAGAACCAGAACCAGATGAACCAGTTCGCACTCGCAAACTATGAGAACCAAGTAGCGGCTAGTTTGATGAATAAGAATAACTCAGGCGGTCTTATGGGCGGTCTTCTTGGTGGAACTGGCGGCGCTTTGGGTGGTGCGGCAACTGGAGCGTTGATTGGTAGTATCGTGCCGGGCATTGGGACTATGACGGGAGCTTTGATTGGCGGGGGACTTGGAGCCGCTGGCGGTGGTCTTATGGGGGCGCAATCCATGAGCGCAGGACAGTCAATGTTTAGTTCTGGAATGAGTTCCGCTGGAATGTATGTTGGGTCGAAGTATGCGCCGAATGCTTATACATACTCCAGAGGCCCAGAATCAGTTGTGAACACAACTGCGGCATACCAACCGCTTAATTCTTACGCATTAGGACTGAGGTGATATATGGGCGTATTACGAGACGTTTTGGAGTATAAAGCAAGACAGGAAGCGCAAGAAGCGCAGACCGCCAACGCAATCCCTCAAGCCGTAGCTGCGTTTATTCAGGGTCGGCAACAGCAACAGCAGAACATGATCGATATGTTGAAGATTGATGCTACCTTGGCGGCTAGTGGGTTGAGGAGAACGCCTAGCGGGTTCACAAGAGATGAATCTCTGTCAAGTCCAGGGGAGCAGTTCTTAACGGCTGGGAAATACGCAGATGCTCTCAACAATCTCCGTGAGGCTGGTTTAGTTAATGGTGGAACTGCGCAAGTTGGTGGTGCACCGAGTCTTTTAGCTCCTACTGGGCAACTGAATGTTCCTAGTTCTCAGCCTGCACAAGCTACGGCAACTCAACCAGCACAAGAAGGAGATATGTTCTCAACTGGAGGAACTGCGAATGTAGCTGGTGTTTTAACGAGCCAGAATGTTAAGTCTGAGAGTGGGATGAGACGGGAACTTGGGATTAAGAAGGAGGAGGCAAAACAAGCTGTATTGGGGAAAGAAGAAGCAACCCGTGAGTTCGGGGCAATGAAAGAGGCGACTGGAAGCATGAGGTTTGTTAATCAATTCGAGCGTTCTTTTGATGAAATTCAAAGTAAAATCCCTGGGTTTGGAGAAACTGGAGTTGTTGGAAAGGCGAAAAGAATTGGCGCAAAAGTTTTAGAATCTGCTGATATGTTGCCAGAAACAAAAACCCTTACTATCCGCCTTAAGCCAATCGCAAACCAAATGGCGAGAGATGTCGAGGGCGGGCGAGTAACAGACCAAGACAGAAAGATTTACGCAGACTCTTTAGCCAATACTCTAAACGCCCCATCTGAGACAAATTCAAGACTTGTCTCAGAACAGTTAATTGGTTTTGCTGATAAGGGCGCTGATATATCAAAGAATGTTACCGCTTTAGCTGAATCAAAAAATAAAGTGCTTAATCAAATATATTCTCAGGTTATCGAGCAGTATCCCGAATTCAGGGTTGTTACTGTTAAAAACGAGAGTGGTGAAAAAAGGCGTGTGACACTCATGGAAGCCAGAAGGTTGCGAGGTGAAAAATGAGTTGGGAAATAGTTGAAGATAGTCCACTTCCAGATGTTGCCGAGTCTAAGCCAATCCAGAGACAACCAGAAATCAGGGAGACACCACTTTTAGACCAGTTTACAAGCGGACGAGCAAACCAGTTTCTTAATAACTTCATAAATCAGAGTGCTATGGAGAGGGCTGTTGCTGGGAGCGTTGGCGGAGTGACAACAATGGCGGCTGGAGAAAGAAACGCAGAGGAAGCGTTGCCGTTTGTTATGGGAACTATTGGTGGAGTTCTTGGGGCAAAGGTTGGACATCCAAACCTTGGTGTTGGAATCGGGGTTGGAGTTGGTGACGCTGAGAAACAGTTTATAGATTTGTTGAAGGGTGAGGCTGAAAAGACAAACCTTGAATCGTCTTTTTTGAAGGGTGCTGGCGCAGGTCTTTTGGGCAAGGCGACTGAATCTGTATTTAAAATTGGTGGAATGACATTTAATTTAGTTCCAGAGCGGGCGAGGGTTGCTTTTTATGACAAGGTGAGGCAAGGCGCAGACCTTGGGTATAAAGCGCTTGTTCGGAACTATGGTCGAGCAGTTGACAAGATAGTTAGAGAGAATCCAAACACCAGGATTGCTCTAAATGAAACAATGGAGCAAATAGGAAAGGCGGTTGAAGGTGTTGTGGACGATGCTGGGCAACCGATTCTTCCACAAATCAAAAGGGCGGTTTCTAATAACCCAAGGTTGAAGGACGTTGTTGAAGACCCGTCAAAAGCCATTGGATTAACTCTCAAAGAAGCGCAGGAATTAAAATCCGCCATATCTTCAACGGTTAAACCTTTAATCAAACGTGTTCAGAAGGGTGGAACTGCAACACCGCAAGAAAGAAATATCTTTGAAATCCTGAACTCATTTGACAAGAACATAACCAAAGCGTTCCCTCAGATGAGACAAGTGAACGAGATTTATCACACAGGGAAAGATGCTTACAACCTAGCTAGACCGCTTTTGGAGCGTGGAAAAGCCGTTGAATCTTCTCTTATGAGTAAGCCGGAGGGATTGTTTGGACTCGGCGGGACAAAGTTTATGGGAAGCACAGGAGGGAAGCTTGCTCTAAAAGACACGCTCGGAAGAATTGGGCCAACTGGTGAAAAGTTGTATAAGGCCGCCGAACTATCTCACAACCTTAATCGTGCGGCAGACGCTGTAGGGCGAATTGCAGAGATTGAAGCTGGCAGGAGAATCCTTGGAAACACTATCGGGAAGTTAGGATCTCCAGACGAAGGCAACTAAAACAATGAGTAAGTATATGGCGATTATTTCCATACAGAAAGTCTACTATGCCTAGAGGATTTGTCAATCCAAATTTCAATTACGAGCCTGACACGAACGGGAATGATTCGGTTGATTTGACCCCCATCACGGATGCCTTGGGGCAATTAAAACGGGCTGTAATGTCAAATGTTGCGCCGAAATCCGTTGAGGTCGAGAACATTGACCGCATTAAGCTATACCTTCGCCAAGAACTCGACGGTGTAATCAAGGCTGTAAAGGCCGTTAAAGAGGCGATTCCAACCCCGCCGAAGGCTGTTGAGGTTACGAACTTCCCCAAGAGCGAGAAGGCTCCCGACAATGTAAAGGTCAACAACTTAGACGAACTTGGCGATAAGTTGGCGAAACTTCTGGAGGCGGTTCAAGGGCTGAATGTAAACCCAATTGTCAACGTCCCCGCTCCGATTGTAAATGTTCCAGAACAACCGCAGCCGATTGTTAATGTTCCGCAGGCGTTGCCGCCAATTCTTGACCTTGATTTATCTGCACTCTTAGCCGCTTTGAAGCCACTCAACCTTCTGAGCCGTGACCCGAACAAGCCCATCACCGTCAGAATGTCGGATGGTCGGCACTTCATTGATGCTTTGACGCAGACCTTGAAGGATAACGGGGAACGCCTCGCCACGGTGGTATCCACATCCTATGGGTTGACAAAATCTGAGTTCAAACAAGCCGCCACGGAACTTGGTCTATCAACCGCAGATTTAACGGACACTAACACAAAGCTAGACACTATTCATTCAGACCTTGATGGAGTCGAGGGAAAGTTGGACTCCATAATCGCTAACACTAGCGGATCACTAGATAAATATGTGCTTCACGCCTCGGATGACTACACTACCACCTCCGTAACTTACCTCTGTAAGATGAAGACGGACGGCACTTGGCTCTTTACAAAGGTAGACGAGACGGGGAACTTCGCCGTCTTCACCTACGCCAATGTCTCCAACAACGCCACGAAGACCACCTATGCTTTGGCGTATACGGATCGCACGACCCTGAATTACGCAAACCTCAACACCCTGACTGGAGTGTAGCATGATTATAAAAATAGATGACACAAAATTCATAAGCTACGACGAGACGCTTGGTTCTGCGGAGGTTGTAGACCCGTCCGTTCTAAAGCTAGAACTTGAGACTGTTAATAAAAGGTTAGAGGAAATCCCGCCCGACCCGTCCGACGCTGTCTTACTTGAATGGGCGAGACTGAATTATCCAAGAACAGACTATTCAGCAGAAAAGAATTTCCTTGAGCAGAAGAAATCTAAACTTGAAAAAATCAAGCAGGGCATAGAGGCGCTTTAATGGCTGTCATTATCTCCAACGGCGACACGACCCTTAATACGGCAAACGGATTCTACCGAGTAGAGGCGTATAACGTAGGAATCTTGGGCGGGACGCTCGTTTCTTCAGCTGATTTCAACATTCCAGTTACTTTTGCTAACGCTGGGAACTGTCAGGGGCTGGGGCTCGCCATGTATAAGCCGAACTCTGGTTCTCTTACCTTTACCGTTACCTTGCAGGAGAATGTCGCCTCGGTTTGGACGGACAGGACAGCGGTAACCTACACAGAAGCACAAGCGGTTGGTTCAAATCCTTACTCTGGAACCCCCACGATGTTTTCCATTATTCCGTTTATTTTTTCTTCCCCTTACGCCGTAGATACCACTGCCAGTAAGTGGCGTTTTAGGGTTCAATCATCTTCTGCTACTTTTTTTCACACATCTTCAGGAAGCAATTACTTTTATTTCACTTGGTGCGATAACGCCGTTTCTCACGCTTCAGGGGATGTGGTAATCAGTAAGGACAAGGTAACGATTGATAAGACGACGACTGCAACGGGGGTTCTTGGAACGGGAGATACGGCTAATTCAATCGCTATGATCGGCTGCCGGATTGCCGACCACACAGCCAACAAATACTCCTTTGATTGGGACAGTTCAGCGGCTTACACGCTCACTGTTTCTGGCTATATCCTTCTTTCGTCCGACAGTGGCTTCTCCGCTGGAACTTCTGGATCTCCCGTATCTTTAGCTAATAAGGGAAAAATCGTTTTTCAGTACACGCCAACAGCGGGAACAGCGGGGCGTTCTGGCTTTTGGAGTGCTTCGCAATTTTCAACTTCATATCCTTCTTATTATGGACAAAGAACTAACCTTGCATTTTATGGAGAAGTTCCAACAACACCCAATGAAACCCTTGCTTACAACGTCGCATTAGATGGCACCGCAACTATGACGATTGCATCTCCCTGCGTTGTTACTTACTCCTCTCACAGACTTGAAGACGGCGACCCAGTTTATTTTTCAACTACGGGAGCATTGCCAACGGGCATCACGGCTGGAACCATCTACTACGTAAAGTATATTAATTCCAGCACTTTCAACCTAGAAGCCACAAGGGGCGGTGGATTAATCAATACCTCTGGTTCTCAGTCTGGAACACATACTATAAAAGGCGTTGTCGAAACTGTTGGAGCTACTGGTTGGTCGGTGGGAGATAATGTTTGGGTTGGGAAAAGGATGATCTGGGGAACAGGAGATGTTACCTATCGAACGATTTCATCTGTATCAGGAACACAGATTAAGCTTTCCAGTTCTCTTACGAGTTACATGGCTAGAAAAGGCGGGGTAGTTTATACAAACAATGGATACGGATTTGAAATCACTACGGATTCAACAGCATCTGTTGACTTGAGAGGATTTATCGGTTTTCCGAGCGAACTTATCTTTTCTGGAGTCATGTTTTCTCAGATAAGATTCGATACACCGCAATCCGCTTCAACGGCGTATCTTTCCACTGATGCGTTAAGGAGCGAATATCTTGTGTCAAATTGCTTCGTTATTTTAACCCCCGCTGGGAGTCAATATTTCTTTACTTACGTTACAGTGCCACCAGAGGGTGTAGAAATATCAAACACAAATTTTGTCGGAGGAAGTGGGGGATATTCTTATAATTCGGCTTCCATCAGCACTACGGCTCCAAAAACATCGGGGGTTGTTGAAGTCAAAAACTGCAACTTTTATTCCACAACCAATTCCATGTTTTATACGGCTCTTACAAGCATCATAACGTATAAGATTCACGACAATATTTTTCAGAATTTCCGAGCAGCCATGATCACAGGACTTAATACTGAATTTTATGACAATGTGGGCTACGGAACTTCAGGAGAGGGCTATCAGGTTCAAAATCTGATAGAACCCGTGAATGTTTCGGGGAACTCGCTCGATAGGCATACCGTGGGAGTGCGGGTAGATGGCAACATTTTCAATGCCACTATCGGAGGATTTACTTTTGGTCCAGAAGCGTATACTTCTGGTGCTGATTTTACACTTCTTTTAAGTGCTGGTTATACTGATTTAACAATTACTTCCTGCACTAATCTCCAACGCATAGTTCAATCGTCAAGATTCACCTATCCTTACGATTCCAAAGTAACTTTTGAGGATTTGGCGGCTGCAAATGATTCCATTCAGTATCACACAAACGCCACGATCCAAAAGACAGGAACAGGGCTGACCGATACGACGGCTCACACGGCAGGCGGTTACGCTATGCGGATTGAGCCAATCCAATACCTCACGCTTGTGCCGTATTCTTTCAGGCAGAACATTCCTACAGGCAATATCCAAAACAAGCAAATGTCCGTCATGGTGTGGGTAAAACTAAACTCGGCAAATTACTACGCAGGAACGAACTATCAGATGCCGAGACTAAAAATCACATACGACCAGACCTCAACCACTTACGCAGAGGCGGCACAATCAACGGACTGGCAACTGCTTCATGTCCCGATTACACCTCTTACGACTTACGGGCAAATCACGGCTGAAATCACGGCTTACACAGACGCTACAAGCACAAACGCTTATTTCTATGTGGATGATTATTCCGTGCTTTACCCTGCGGGAACGACCATTAATCTTGGCTCTTTGGATAACTGGTATCGTGGGACACCTATTATCCCGACGATTGCAACCCTTAATTCTGCCAATGACGTATGGGCGGTGCAGACTTCGACTATGACAACGGCTGGCTCTATAGGAAAATTCTTAGTGAAGCTTATAAAATTCATCAGGAACTTGGTGGCGTAAATGGCGGATTATACAGGAAAGGACTAGCGGAAAAATGACCGCAGAACTAAGACGCATGGATGACGAGAGAATAGCAATTTTAGAAACTAGGGTCGATCAAATCTTAGTCAATCAAGAAGAATACAAAAAAGAAGCTAATGATTGGAGAGGAAGATTTTGCAAGAAACTTGATTTTCTTATTTCCAAAATGAGCTCTTTCCCTTGCGAATCCAGACTTGCAGAATCTAAAGCCATGAATAAGGAAATTGGCTGGCTTCAAAAGATAGTCTTTACCGTATCTCTCCTTTGCATAAGCGGCTTAATTGCATGGGGAGCCATTAGTAATCAAGTCGAGGTCAACACTCAAAGATGGAATCGGTATTTAGAGCAACACCCTAACACAAAATGACGCCCGAAGAACTATTGGAGTTTCATAAGCAACTTTGGAATCTTAGACACGCATTACTTCAGTTCCTTCAAGAGCCAGCAAAGAATCTTGAGAGAATGAAGCTAGAAGCACACTCGATTAAAAACTTAATCGAGGACATCGTCGTAGTGGAATATAAGGAGGAATTCAAATGAGCATTGTAGATGTTGTGAATCTTACGATTAACTTTGTGAAGGATAATTGGGTTGAAGTGCTTGCGATAATCGGGGCGGTTGACATTATCCTCGGTATCGTCGTGAAGTGGACGAAATGGACTTGGGATGATTCGGTCTATGCGTTCCTTCATAATCTAATCGCCAAGCTGGTGAAGAAATAGTATGTGGGCAGGAATCACCGCAGCCATTCAAATTATAGCCATGATCCTCAAGTGGTGGTTTTCTCTCGATGAGGAGAAGAAGGCAAAGATTGAGGCAATTAGGAAGGAGATACCCAATGCTAAGACGACTTCTGATATCACTCGTCTGTTTGACGACATTAACCGGATGTAGTCTTTTTAAGAAAGAGGTGCATCTTCATCCTGTCACAGACCAAGACATCAGGATGCAAGACGGGTGGGTCTGTATGTCTCAAGACTACATTAAAAATGTGATGAAAGTTAAGCTGGAGGAAAAATGAGCAAGCGAAAAACTATCTCAACTAGGTGGCGTGATTGGGCAATCAAAGAACCATTCTGGGCTTATGCGGCGTTATCCTGCTTCGCTCTCTCAATGGTTGGATTAGTAGTTCACCTTGGCGTTCTCTCTGGTCTTTGGAGGACAGTAGGGCTCTGGATGCTCATTGGCTTTGATGTCGGCACTCTTGGAATCACGTTCTTCCGCAAACAAATATGGTGGTTTACTTTCTTCCTTTATGTGACCCTTGGCGTCATCGGCTGGGAGATTGCGAGTTATTTCTTTGGGGGGCAATAAATGAAACTAGAAGAAAAAGAAAGAACAAAATGCGAGGTGTGGTCGAGGGTTATGGGATATCACCGCCCCGTCTCAGGTTATAACATAGGTAAGAAACAGGAATTTGAGGATCGCACGCCATTCAAGGAGCCGCCGTGGAAAGAGAGCTAATATGGCTTCTATGCCCGATTTTTTCCGCACTCTACATAATCGGTGGTTGGAAACAAAAGAACTGGCGAAGGCTTGGGCTGCCGTTGTCCTTACTTGCCTTTGGCTTGTTGTTTTCTGGACTCTCATGGCAGTTGGTTGCCTCATCGTTGCTACTTGGTGCGGCGTTACGACTGCCATTCACTTTGATAGGGGATAGCGTCCACGCCTCGCCTTGGAATTGGGCTTGGGTTTGGGTTGCCGGAGCCATCTTAGGAATTCCTTCTTTGCTGATTTCCCAAGTTTTTCCTCTATCATTTTTGCTACCGATGCTAATGCAAGGAGTGTTTGGAACCGCATCCAACCTTCGTCCTTTATCACAATACACGCCTTGGAAAATGGTCGAAGCCTTCGTCGGTGCCTCTGTCGCTTATCCTTACTGCCTCGCTCTCTCTTAGTCATTTATTCTTCTCCCCAAGATGTAGCCCAGTTTTAATACACTCATTCGCATTATCCAACGCCTCCCTAGCCACGGCAAGTTTTTCTTGGAGGCATATCGAACATTTTCCTCCTCCAGCCCGCAAAAAATCATCAAAAGAAAGCCCAGTATGTTTATCGCAACACGATAAAAGCTTGATTGCATTTTGGGTTATTCTCTCAATCTGCTTCTCCCGCTGAAGAAGGGCTTCGGTTATACAAGAGTCGCACACAACGCCTCCATTATGTGTCATTCCTTTTCCAAGCGAACACTTTTTTGAAAGCTCTTTCGCCTCATCCTCACACTTCCTACGGAGTTCATCGGTCATAACGCCTCCAGAATTGATTTCATCAAAAGTTGCAACATGTAGCAATATAACTCGTCGCTGTCCATTGACAGGCGAACCCCACGAACTTTTAATTCTTGAAAAACTGCGTGGAAGCATTCGTGTGCAATCACATCAGCCTTATGTTCTTTTGTCCATATTAAAACCAATGTCCCGACCCCCTTTTTCTCAAAGCAACTTGTGTGCCCCATGGGTTCCCAATCAGCATCTTGAGGTTCACAGTCAAGGCATTTCTTTGCAATTACACAAAACTCTTTGTAGTCTTTGGCTATGATGTAGTAGTAATTGCTTTGGAATACAGGCTCCCAAATGTGGATGATATTTTTATATCGCTTGCAAACATAATTTGGTTTCTTCTTTTTACCCCGTAGTTCGTTTGTCATAGTTCCTCCTGGTGTCCACAGATACAACATTGATAGAAAGTTTCGTAGATAGAAAGTTTCGTATTCTGGCCAGAGACATTTTTCTTCATCTGAGAATGGTTGCCTCTGTTGCGTCATAATGTGGAAACAATGAGCGCATTTAACCTTCTTTTTCTTGGAACGGATGGGGGTCTTCATTTTGCCAACGCCTTGCAAACCATTTCAGCCATGACGCATTGAGCGGTGCAATCTCTGGAGAAACATTTTTTCTGGCATTGGTCGGACATAGCCTGACAAGTAGCTACAGTTACCGCTAAAACAATAATCCATTTCTTCATCTTTCCTTCCCTCCTTCTTGGTTATATGGACGGCTTGTTTTAAGCACATTTAAGTCTCCTTAGCAGAGAAAATGCTCCTTAGGGACACCGTCCACATTGATTTGATGGGCAAGGGCAGTCGAACAGTAAGTGGAACACGACCGACCCGATATCACTTTACGAGGTATCTCACGCCCCGCCACTTTTGGCACCCATTTCTGAGCCACCTTGCCCATGTTATTTATTCCTTCAAAATTGGCTCGGATTTTGGCTGTTGCACCAGCCGTGGATGTCTAAATCCGAGAAACCTTCTTCCACCAAGGCATTGACATTAGGGGCTCGATACCCCTTAGTCGCCGTCTTGAACTCATTATTTATTCCTTAATAGCCAGAGCCATCGCCATCGCCATAGCCAGAGCCAGAGCCATAGCCAGAGCCAGAGCCATAGCCATCGCCATAGCCATAGCCATAGCCATCGCCATAGCCATAGCCAGAGCCAAAGCCATAGCCATCGCCAGAGCCAAAGCCATAGCCATCGCCAGAGCCAAAGCCATCGCCAGAGCCATAGCCAGAGCCTATATGTTGCCCTTCATCCATTTCTACTTGCAATGCTTGGCCCATGCTTCACCGTCACAATCAATCATTGCGATTGAGGTTAAAAGGTGGAATTGAACACGCCCTGCGTAGTCAAGTTTCGTGGAACTTAACGGCCCATCCTTTAGTTCAGCCAATCCTTTGGTCGTCCCCCAAACTCTGATGCAGCAAGCTCCGTTCAGTTCACACATCATGTTTTCGTTCTGCTTGAAATGCCCGACATAAACCCAGCCTCTCTGGAGAATTACAATCTTCACATCTCCAGAGTATTCCCTTTGTTTTACTGAATCCTTTCTTACATATTCTACTTCATCTATCTTGATACTTTCTGGTTTGCTCATTTCACTTCCTCCTTTTGGTTATTTATTCCTTCGGTCTTGGGGTTAATAAGGGCAATTCATAACCCATCGTTCGTAATCGTCGATTATTTCTTTTTGCTTTTCTACCTCTTCCACCAAGGCATTGACATTAGGGGCTCGATACCCCTTAGTCGCCGTCTTGAACTCATTATTTATTCCTTAATAGCCAGAGCCATCGCCATCGCCATAGCCAGAGCCAGAGCCATAGCCAGAGCCAGAGCCATAGCCATCGCCATAGCCATAGCCATAGCCATCGCCATAGCCATAGCCAGAGCCAAAGCCATAGCCATCGCCAGAGCCAAAGCCATAGCCATCGCCAGAGCCAAAGCCATCGCCAGAGCCATAGCCAGAGCCTATATGTTGCCCTTCATCCATTTCTACTTGCAATGCTTGGCCCATGCTTCACCGTCACAATCAATCATTGCGATTGAGGTTAAAAGGTGGAATTGAACACGCCCTGCGTAGTCAAGTTTCGTGGAACTTAACGGCCCATCCTTTAGTTCAGCCAATCCTTTGGTCGTCCCCCAAACTCTGATGCAGCAAGCTCCGTTCAGTTCACACATCATGTTTTCGTTCTGCTTGAAATGCCCGACATAAACCCAGCCTCTCTGGAGAATTACAATCTTCACATCTCCAGAGTATTCCCTTTGTTTTACTGAATCCTTTCTTACATATTCTACTTCATCTATCTTGATACTTTCTGGTTTGCTCATTTCACTTCCTCCTTTTGGTTATTTATTCCTTCGGTCTTGGGGTTAATAAGGGCAATTCATAACCCATCGTTCGTAATCGTCGATTATTTCTTTTTGCTTTTCTACCTCTTCCACCAATTCTTTGATCCGTTCTTTTAAATCCTCTATTTCTTCGTCCATCTTTCACTCCTTCGGTTTTGAGAGTTTCTTGATTTCGTTGGCGATTTCTGAACCACAACATTCTGAATTATCGTACTCGTGGTTATATCCATGCTTATCAGCCACCTTCGCCGCATCCTCGATGGCCTTCTGGTAGCCTTCTTTAAACGAATCGTATTTCAAAGCCGAATCAACCCCTTCTTTAAATCCTTTTTGATACCCCTCTCTTGACGCTTGGGCGATTGCATCTTCCAAATACTTCGCAAACCGAATAGGACTGTTTCGACCCCTTTCATACCCCTCTCTTTCCGCTTGGGCGAGGGCTTCTGCGATTCCTCCAACAAGAAAGGACTTGAACAAGCATATTCCTTCTCCAACAACAGAGTTTTTGGTATCAATCTTTGCTCGTAAGACAATCCTCTCCGCTTCCTTCCTCGCCTTCTCAGACATCTCCATAACAAGCCTCCCTAATTTTATCAACGATTAAACAAGCTATAAGCGAGGTCTTTTTTGCGAACCAATCTTCGTCCCCAACATCCATATATTCAAAGCCCATAGGATTTGTTTCTTGAATAAGAGGGCTGACCTCTACTTTTTTAAGTAAGTCCCATACCTCTTGAAGATATTTTTCTGGATTATTCCAGTCCTTCTCAGACATCTCGGTCATAAAGGCTCCTTAGGCTGAAACATCTTCAAATGATTCTCACAAAGATAAACGCCCATCTTCTCCTTGCTCGACTCTTTTATCCATGCCTGACATTGCTTCATCTCATCCTCCCCTTGTCCATGCTCACTCCTCCCGCTTGAGGGGGTTAAATCTTTTGAGTTCTCTGATTTTAATTTCAAAGATAACCTTTTCTTCATACGCTCATTCCTCCCGTTTCACTTTTTGCGCTTTTGGGTGCTATTTCTGAAACGAACAATTCCTCGCCTTCTCGCCCACATAAGAAGGTGATAGGCTCCCTGCACCAAGTCACTCAGCAACTGAACGTCTTCATACTTCGCCAATTCATATCCTTCCTTCGGTTTGAAAGACCAACCCATTTGCCCAATCTCGACCTCTAAATGCTCGGCTAAAGCATGCTGTTTTGCAAAATCATTTAAGACTCTGTACATCTGCTCGTCAGTCATTTAACACCCCCAAATATCTGTCGGGTCTGGATTCCCATTGTTTGAGCGATTATCCCAAAACTCATCACAACACATAGCATGAGGTTTCCTAGGACTCTTTACCCAATAAGCTTGTCGGTACTTATCTGCCTCTGCCGTAAATCGGTAACAGAGAGTTCTTGACGGACACCTTTTATCCCGACACATACAAATGTCGCTCACGATTCTTCCTCCACAATATCCAACCTTCCGTCAAACACATATCCTTGCCCCCTTAAAACATTCTCAAAACCCTCAAGCACTTCGCTAATGGTGTGCCCTTGAGTTCTCAACATTACGGTCATCCCCATTGCTTTATACAGCGACATCTGACTATCCATGTTTCACCTCCTCCGGCGAATAAGGGAGAGGGTTTGTATCAAGTTCATCCCTGAACCGTTTAATCGCCAAGACCTCCACATAATCGGCAAACATAGCCAAGTGATGATAGAGAAGGCATTGCCCGACCTCATTGTCTTGAAAAATGATCTCGCAAATCTTTTCCGCTTCTTTCAGCACCTTGTCTTCCATCTTCGTTGACTCCTTTGTAGAGTGAGAACCTGAAACAATCGTCGCATTTCCCCCTATTTACGCAATCGTCTTTTAGGCAGATTCCGCTTTGCCAGTTTCCTCGGCTTTTGCAACCCATCCTCCAACCTCCTTATTTTCTCTTTGAGTTTAATAATCTCGTCCTGCATCTCGTCCTGACGATACTCCGACTTGAAATACGCTTCCCATGCCGCATTCCTGTCTTGGTACAACGCTTCAACCTTCCCGATGATCAAATCTTTGTCGCTCATGCTACTCTCCTTTATAAGCTGGCGTGAATATCCACAAAATTCTTCTCAGAAAAAAACTTTCCATTCTTCTCAGTCTGCTTCGTCCTTGGCGTAAGCTCAATCTTCACCGTCCCCAAATCGCTAGGGTTCAGCAAGCTCTTGGTCACATAGGACGGTTTCTCCGGCTCGTATCCCTTGAGGAAACTACCAGTCCTCGCATACAGCACCTTCTTCTCCTTGAGATTTATCCCCGTTCTTCCGTCCGTTAGCACCAAGCGACTCGACATCCCAATACTCTTTTTGTGGTCGTGACCCATGAGGTAGATGTCCGCCTCGGCGCACTCCGCCATCTGTTGCACGGTGTTGAGTGAGCCACCGACAAGTCTCGCCGCACCCTTCCCGTGATGCACGAACACATCAATCTTTACCTTGTCATTTGAACGTGTGTTGCAAAAGCGGATGCGGACAAACCCGCTCGCCCCAAGATACTTACAGCTAAGTTTTTGGCAGAGATACTGAGTCGAGGTCATCCCATTCTGGAACTGGTAGAAGTGGTTTCCCTCAAGCATCCCCAAAATTCTTCCCTTCATAAAACTAATCTGCGAGTAGAACTCATCGCAGGTCTCCTTGGCAAAATCATCCATCATCTTCTCGCTCGATTCGTGAAGGTTGATTGACCTAACACCACGCCTTTCGGAGTCAGAAAACCATTCTAGGTAATCGCCCATCCCTATAAACATTGACCTCGGCTTCTTCTTCGCCCACTCACACCAATCAGCCCATAATTCTACGTGGTGTTGTGGGTTCTTATAATGAACGTCGCCGAAGGGTAGGAGATAATGGGTGTCTACTACATTCTCGTACGGTTGTTGGTACGCCGAGATTGTGAATATGTCTTGGTTCATTTTACCTCCGCCCGTTTTCTGCCGTTCCAAAGTTGCTCCAAGGGCCATCCTATTTTTGCCATCAACCGCAAGCTCCTAAGATGTTGTGCTTTGCTTTTTCTCCAACCGGAGTGTTTTTTCCACATCGCCAACCTCCTCATTGTTCGTCCTCGTTGGTGTAGCCGCCGTGATCCATAAATTTTGAAAACCCGCTATACTTGCCCACCCTAACAACGGTCTTCTTCATCATGCCCATCGGGTGCTTGGGGCAGGGGAGTGTCCTCCCGCAGAGACAGAAGCTTATTAGTGAGCCATTCGTGCTTCTCTTGGTGGAACCACATGTATTGCCAATCTGGATATGCTCCGAGCGTTTCATTGATTTTTCTGAGTCTGTTGAATTCATTTGAACCCTCCCTTGCTTCGACATGCTCGTAGACCTTTAAATCCATAGCACGTCTGCGGTATGTCTTGTGGTTGTGGCACGATTCACAAAGCACGGTTAAATTCGTTATCTCGTAGAAAAGCTCCTTGTCGTTCCGGCTGAAACAATGGTCAACTTGAAGCCCTCTTGACTCTCCGCATATCTCACAGCGTCTACCGACAAGCTCAAACTTGATTTGTCTGCAAAGCTCCCAGTTCTTCTTGATAAGTCCTTTCCTAGACAGTTTTCTAGGCATCATAGACTCCGTTGTAGACCTTAACTGGTTGTGCAAAAGATGAAATCTTCTCCTCCCACGGCTGGAACCGATAGTGGGCAACATCAAACCTTAACTTAGCGGTATCTATTGCCCCGTGCCTTTGTTTTAGGACGCTTACTTGGTACTCTCCAATGTCCACAGAAGGGTCTTCGGGGTCTTTCTGCATCTTGTCCCTACCAACCCATTTGAGGGCGAGAAGGGTATCAGCCGCCTCTTCCGTCTCTCCCGTGCCTTTCATGTAGTCCATTGCATTGCCCGCCTCAGAGCCCTGGCGGTTGATTTGGCTCGCTAGGACGGCACAGCAGTTATGTGCCATTGCCTGACGCTTGCACTCCTGAACATAGTCGGCTAGGCACTCCTGACGGCTTTTATACCCGGAAGAAGATATTCGTTGAAGATGGTCTACAAAAAACACGTCTGTTTTATTAAGTTTTATCGTCTGCTCTATTTCTTGTGCCTTAAAACAGCAGTCGTCTAGGATTGTTAGGGGATATGTGACGAGCCGTGCCTTTAGTTTGTCGATGCTAGCAACCGCCTTATCACGCTCTTCTTGGAAGCCCTTGCGGAGTTTCCACCCATTTATCTCGAATTCATTGCACAAAATGCGTTCTAAACAGCTCATAGCCGACATTTCCAAGCTGATATAGGTAACTTTTGCACCGATTTTGGCGAGATTCCACGCTAAAGCGAGCGTTAATGAGGTTTTTCCCTGACTGGGACGGCTCGCAACCACTAAAAGCTCCTTCCTGTGAACGCCCCAGATGAGGTCATCTAAGGGCTCAATTCCGGTCGGTAGCTTCGGCTTGCCGTCACGCTCAGATATTGACTTTCCAAGCTCGTCGGCAACGGAAAATATGTCCTTACTTACCCCAAATTCTTTCTCTTTCCGCTCTAGCATCAAGTATCTCCGCTAATTTTTTAGGGTCATTTCTAAACATTCTTATGAGGGTTCTCTCTATGTCTTTTGCAATCTCAACGTGCCTTTTCCTAGATTCTTCATCGCTCTTTTTTAAATAAGCCCGCCATCTCTCCATGAAGGTCATTAGAAGGGACACTCCATTGTTTTCTTACCCACAGAATCCTTCCACCGCTCCTCTTCAAGCCATTTAAACGACGCAGGAACATACCCCTGCTTCCAAGACTTCGACTCCTTCTGCTCTAGGATCGCCTTACGCATGACCCCCCAAAGAGCATCATCAGGGTTTAGCTTGTCAAAGACCCCCTTAGTTCTTTTAAAAGCTATGCAGTTAGGGTAGAGTTTTTTAAACTCCCAAAAGAAAGGATTTCCCTTATTCTTTTCATTCTTATCATTCTTACATTCTTTAATTGTGGGGGTTTGTTGGGGGTTTGTTGGGGGTTCGTCGGGGGATTTGTTGGGTTTTTTGCTGGGTGTTTCTGCCTGATAAATTTCGTAATTAGCAATAGAAACTATTGAGAATCTGTTGGTGGTTTTGATGGTGATGTCGCTGGTGCTTTTTAACCTACCTAGAGCCAATCTTGCCTGATCCTCCGTTATTCCGTTATCAAGAGCCAGTTGCTTCCTACCAACAACAACCTGACCACGCTCTATATTAAAACCCATAAATGTATAGGGGGAATGGTTTGCTTCAGATATGAGATGCAAGAAAACACACCTTGTTATTGGGGACTTGTACCAGCTCCACTCCTTAATCTTCCTCCAATACTTGATGTAACCTCGGTGCATATCACCAATCTCTGTCTATCTTTTTATAAAGCTCATCATGTATCCAAGTAAGCCACTTTAACTGCATTGGGGACTGCTGACTAAGGAATGACTCATGCGGATCAAGATGCTCGTAGAGAGTTTTAACAAAATCCCTTTGTTTTTGGGTCATGTCCTTCTCTAAGGGCATCAAATCGCAAACCATGAGCCACTCCCTAGTTGGTTCGTGCATTAGAATGGAGCATCCTCTTCGGAAGGGAAGGGAACGCCCTCTTCGTCGCAGTCGTTATTCATCACGACTTTTTTCTTGGTTGCCGTTTTGGCGGGCAACTTAGCGTTAATAGCCAAGACAATCGCCTTAATCTCTTCTAGGAGTGTGTTGTCTTGTGCCGGAGCTTTCGGTGCTACCTTCGGGGCAAAGCACGAATACGGATACTTCCCGTTGTCGGACATACATCCATTTAGGCACTCATAGATGGTGTACGTTTTGCCTGTTTTTTTGCTGGTGATTTGTTTTGCTTTTGTGTCTCCACCACATCTATCGCACACGACTTGTTGCATGGTTTCTCCTTTAGTTTGTAGCTGTTTTTTATTAATACTTTTTCCGCATTGGTTCGGCAATGCCCCCAATAAGAGCAATAAAGACAGACCCATGGATAGAATCCATCGTTGTTTGGAGCAAGCTCTGGCGGGGGAGGGGGGAGCTGTTCGGGGGTTGAGTGGAGGACTGCTTTGATATTTGCCCTGATTTTTTCTACTACGGAATCGTCCTTTTCGATGACCTTCTCGCCCATGATTCCGTTATCCTTGTTTAAAGCCACAAGGACGCACTTTTTAAGCCCAAGGCACTCCATGTAGGCGTTCATTTGGGCAATATATCCGTCGTCTATCTCTCCTCGCTCAAATCGGGCAAAAGAAAAGCTAGACATGGATTTAATCTCTAAAAGATATTGCTCCTTATCGTGAATGAGAACGCCGTCTGGATGACCTTCGATGACGCTCCCATTCACGGGCAATTTAACGGTTATTTGATTTAGCCCCGTCCCCATCAGGACGCACCCGGCAAGCTTCGCTAATGCAACCACAGTCAGTTCTGAGAGATCGCCCGTCCAGAAGATAATCTTCGCCCTTGAATCACTCTCCTTTCCTTTTTTTTCGATGCCGTGAAAAGCGTAAGCAACCTGTCTGGGGCATTTCCCAGCGGAAGATAACCGTATCTTGCCTTTGATAACAGGTTGCTCGTCCGTCATGAACTGCCGTTTAAAACACCATCCGGCAAGTTTCTCCACCTCGTAGCGTAAAGATTCATCAGCTACGCTTTCTTTCTTGCTTAAATACTCGTTTATTTTGTCAACGATCATTGAAAAACCTCTTTTTTTATTGTTATGCTTCCGATGCTTTTCATTCCCCTGTGTTCAGAGCAACTTAAAAAATTATCTTTCCACTTGTGGGCTTTTATTTTCCAGTTCCATTCAAAATACTCTCCACACTGGTCGCACTTCCAAAAGCCGTTATCCCCATGTTTAGAGATTTTATGGTTGTCTTTGTTTTGCCTGTGGCTTTTATTCATCCTTCCGAAGTGGTATTTTTCGGGCAACACTTGAGCCAACTCTTTCCTAACAGCGGTTATTTGCTTGTTTAATTGCCACTCCCACTTCGTAAAAGCTTTGTCTTTCGTATACCCTCTTGTGTTGTAATCGCTCTCCCTTCGCTCCAATCCCTCCCAATACTTCGCTCGCATCTTATCCAACCTTCTCTCTAAAGTTTCCGCTCTCATACAGAAACCCCCTCAGCCGATAGGCGTTAGTTCCTTCCAAGCGAAGGAAGCATTTGGGAAATGGTGTCGAAGTATTCGATTTTGTCATAGAAAATACCGATAGCTTGCAAACACTCATCCCTAGAGCAACTAGCGGCTAAATGTTCCATCGCCTTTCTTTTCATGGTTTTGTAATCCTCGGAACTCATACCCCCTAATGGACTAATCATGTTCCACCTCTCTCTCTGCGGTTGTTTGTTCATAGTGCGTTACGGTTACGTCTTTAACCTCGCCCTTGAAATCAGTTGGGAGGACGGATAACGCCTCGTCAACTAAAGCGTCCTCCGCCTCCTCCTGTCCGCTTCGATAGTTACCGTTGAATTGCCCGCTAGTCTTGAGCGTAATCTCAATCAACACCTTGCCCTCTGCCTTGAACTCATGCATGGTTACCTCGCTTTCTCTCTCGCATAATAGCGATATAACTTAGTAACATTTCTCACCCAATTTTTATTAAGACCATTTGGGTCGTTAGAAACCCCGATTGGGCAATAAATAGCCCCAAATTGACGAATGAAGTCCTCCGGGGAAGTGTAAGAAATCCTTTTGAGCCACTTATTGACGGTCTGAGTGCATCCCTTTCGGCATTGACCATCGGGATCGTTTGGCTTGCAATATGGCTTTAAAATGCCGTATGGATGCTTTATAGACCCCTCTGCGGACTTGATGGCATCAACCAGGGCGGGAACATTAACGTCTTGCGCAGATGCGAATCCGGCGGGCAACAGTAAGAAAAGAAAAACAACCAAGCAGAGAAAAATAGACTCCCCCCGGCTACGTTCCGAATGAGAGAGAGCGGAGGGTGTAGCCGTTTGTGATGGGGGAGCGTGATTCATTTCTGCGCCTCATCTGCCATTTTAAGCAACTCACGGCGCACAAACTCGGAGAGGTTACTGTAACCCTTGTTTCGGGCAACTAAAGACAATCTCTCTTTGTCCTTAGCTTCGATCTTGACGAACAAAACGTCTAACTTCTTAAAAGACCTTTCTCTTGTCATGCGGTAGCCCTCTCTCTTATGGCGGATATTATCACAAGCCGTCCGCCCATGTAAGATAAAATATTGATTTATTTTGTGTCAACCGTGCAATATATGGACTGACACCAAGACCCTTGACTGATATTCGCCCATGCCGGGCAACACATCAACAACGCCACCGCTAAAGCAATTATGATCTTCATAGCTGCACGCTCCTTTCAATGCCCGAAGGCGGTTAATCTTCTTCCGA